CTAGAGTGTGTCGCAGAGGCCTGGTTTCCCTTTATAAGGGAACCGGGCTACTATGGACTCACACCAGAAGAGTGCCTCTGGAACATTTCGAACTGGAAGAGGTCCCTTCCCCATCCTGATTCAAAGAAGATTAGATCATCAATAGGAAAGTTCCTGGACCTAGTCACGAACGAGTATCCGGCACCAAAAGTGTACCGGGAACTCGCCTGTGAATGGGTCCAGGACTGGTGCCGACGGACTGAACCCGATGAGTTCAAGAGTTTCGGTCCAAGTACTTCCTTCGGGCCTGCCGGGTGCGCAGAAGTGCCCCGGTCGGCCGGAGGGAAGAATACTTGGTGGAACCGATCTTTTGAACGAATTAGGCTCGGTCTCCGTCAGCATTCCTGTCTCTATGATCTAATGGAAACCTCATCAATAGATCACCTGGACCGGATTACTCTGGTCCACGCGGCTCTAACGGCCCCTATTACAAGAAGAGGGGTTCCAGGTCCTCCGATATATACTTCGGAGTACCCGAAACCCCACCCTGCCTTCGGAGACTCGGGACTTAGCGACATTGGTCAGGCCCTTTCAAGGCCTGATCTGGATGAAGCTACTTCCCGGCTCTTCGAAGTCATGTATGTGGAGCCCCTCGACACCGAGATCGTTCACTATGACTCTGTAATTTGTCCAGTCCCTGAGAATGGTGGTAAGGTTCGGATTGTGACTACGACTTCCGTCGTAGTCTCCGGACTCTTGCACCTCTTAAGGACTACATTTTACGAGTTCTTAGGGAACGATCCCGAGTGCGTGGTGATGTTTAAAGGTTATTCTTCGAAATCACTTGCTGACTGGATCAAGAGATGGAGGCAGAGGACTGATCATGGCCCAGGCCGTAAAGGCCTGAGTGTTGATCTGACCTCGGCTACAGATACCTTTTCCCGAGAGCTGGTCCGCGATATGTGTAAGTCCTTCGTGGACTATATCATAGATCGTAGACCAGACCTCAGGTATTTAAGGTTTATCTATCCTCTCTCGGTATGTAAGCAGTTCTATACATATGACGGTAGGCTTGGTAATGAAAGACTCCGGGTGTCTGGACTTGGTCTCAGAGGTACTCCTATGGGGAACCCCGCTAACTGGGCCCTCTTGCAACTTTTGAATGAATTCAATTGCTGCTTAGGGCGGATGTTATCGGTGGTTCTCAAGAGGAGGCCTCTGATTCTACAAGAGGCTGACCTCGAGGCTCTCCCTAGACCCTTTCGGTCTAAGGAGAACCTGGGATCAGCCTCCTGTGGAGATGACCAAATCCAACTGCACCGCTCTCGTAGCTCTTTCAGGTGTTACGAGCAATCGATCTCAGAATGGGCTGGCGGAATAATATCCGCCGGTTCCCATTTTGAGTCCCGAGAGTTCGTGATCTTCACAGAGACCCCATATTCCATTAATCCCCGAGGGGATCTCTGGTATGTGGAATCTCTTAAAGTGAAGATGCTTGTCTCACCTGAATTTAGATTTCCGGGAGCAAAGGAGTTACCCGCTAAGTTCCTCTGGGGGGAAACCTTCACTAAGGC